CTTCATGCCATTTTGCTTCCTGTTTAGGGTCCATACCCTTTGGTGCTTTAAGCTTTCCTGTACCTGCCGGTCCTTTAAGGTCATACGCCTGAGGTAACGACCTTCTCAGCCCCTCCATCTTTTTGTCGTACTGACTCATCTCTTTCTCCTGGGGGCTCTCAACCGGAGAATGTCTCCGGGTTTCAAGTCGCTCCCAACTGCATCTGTTTCTTGGTAATATTCAGACCCATCAGGAAAGCTAATTACTTCGATTTCTTCTCCGCTTGGAAGAGTTCTTATCTCAGTTTCGTGGTCCATCGTGTCAGCCTTTTTAAGGTAAGACTTCAGCGCTGCGCTTTGCCCGAAGCTAACTTGCGCGGTTTTATCCTTTTTAAAGTCTTTGTAGGAGTCTTCGGGTATGACCTTATCGGCAATAGACTTGTACTCGTCAGTCTGCTTAGTTTGGTATTCGTCTAAACTTTTTGGTCCTTTTGGTGTCGAAGTCCCTGGCCCTGTCCTTTTCTTCCTGCCCTGAGGCGCGTAGTTGCTACGTTTGTGTTTAATCGTAGTGGTTGAAGTCCTTGAGGGGTCTTTTCCTACGTTAGCCGCACTTGATTTAGGTTTATTTTTTTCGTCGTTATCTGCTTCAGTCATTTTAGCAAATTTAGCAAATAAAGCTTCTTCTGCGTCCATTCGGTCTGACTGCGGGAAAGCAATCTCTCCAAGGTCGCCAGGTTTCTCCGTAACTCCTGTTTCAGCATCTGAAGTAGGGTAAGCCACGGAAGACTCAATGCGCTTAAACTTTGCTTGGTCTTCTTTGCTTCGTTTATCTACCGTACTGCCTTGCGGTAGAGACTCACGCAGTTTCTGCATCTTTTTGTCGTACTCAGACATTATTTTTCCTTATGCTTGACCGCGAATTGGTGCTCCACCGCCACCTGCTAAAGCATCCTCAGCCAACTCTTCTGTTCCAGGAATTTCGATCCCGGCCTGCTGAAGCGCCAAAGCAGCTTGCTCTGGTTCCATCTGCATTAGTTCTTGTTGCATTTGTTCTTTTGCGTCTATGGCTGGTTGACCGGCTGCTGCTCCGCCAAGCTTGGCTTGTTGTTCTGCTTGCATCATCATTTGCTGTTGTGCTGCTAATTCTTCTTGTGCTGCGATAATGTCTTCTTCTGGAATAAGTATTCTGCTTGGCAGTCCCAGGTTACTAAGAATTTCTTCGGTCAAACGTCTTACGTTTACGTTTTCGTTCTGCGACAGGAATGGCAACATCTGGATCAGGGTCTCTGCCATCATTCCTGGGTTACGTCGAATCGGGTTGTAGCTCACGATCTCAAAATCGACATCAACATCGACGAGATCTTTATGACTAAGCTCAGCCCACTTAGTTGACCCAGACACCCGAATCATTCTGTTGGTCTGCATATACTTCTTGCAGAGGTAGAAGACCTTCTTTGCGACATCCTCGATGGCGTCATTGAGGTGGCCTTCTCGTGTCGCCAAGCGTGTTCTAAGCTGTGCGTCAATGATTGCCATCTCGGTTGCGGTTCTTGCTCCAGCCACCTGACCTCGAGCGGCTTCTGCCAGCGCCGAGATAAATGCGGCGTCTTCTTCTTGTCGAGCGATGAAATCTTTCACACCTGAAGGACTATCTGGAATCGGCATTTCATAAAACAACGTAGCCAGACTACGTAGCGCCTCACTGTTTGATGGGTTGATCCCAACAAATGAACCGGCAGAGGAGTCCACAGCTTTATTTAGATCTTCCTCTGTGACTCGGCCAGAGTCGTACATTACGCGAGGCACCTGGAGGTACGTGATTTGCTTCATGTGTGTGAGCAAATCGTTGATAGTCTCTTGCTGCTTGAGAACAAGCTGAACTTCGCTGAGCCCTAGGCAGTCAATACCTGACTGGTTCAGAGAGAACATTGAGTACGGGATGTAGTCAATCTTGTCTTCAAACACTACAGCATCAGCTTGCTTGATGTAGTGCTGCATAATTCCGCGTTCACGATCGTAATACTCATAGATCGTGACCCACTGAAAGGCGTCACGTACAGTGTCTGTACTGCTTTTTTGGTTCTCGTCGAGTAACCATTTCGGATACCTGTCCGGTGTCACTTCTTTTACCAGGTCTGCTTTGTACTTGCCTGACTTTACGCGTGCCTTGAACTCGTCATATGAGATAACGGTAGCTTCAATCCAATACCGAATATCATCTGAGTCACGTACAGTAAGATCAAAGAAGATACTGGAGGGGTTGATTGCTCGGATAATTGGGATGTCTCTCTTGGCGTCCCAACCGGTTTTGAATATTCCGCGCTTACAAAGGACGGCATCGATGAGCGTTGTTGCCGCTTTTCTTCGAAACTTGTTTGAATCAAATACGTAGTCTACAAGCCCCGTCACGGATGGTGCCGCATCTTGAGATCGTGGGGTACGCGCGACTGCGCCTACCGACGGGTTTGGTCCAAGCAGCGCACTGACAGCCGTATCTGCGATAGCGTAGATAATATTTTTTGAGCACAGGTACGAGTGCGAACTTATTCCTGAGATATCGGAATCTGTAGTCGTGAAGAAGTTACCCCGATAGAATCGGCGAGCCTTATCGAAGTCTTTCTTCTCTGAACGTTTATAGTAGTTCAGATGACGGTCTATCAGTTTAGAGAGCTTGGAAGCCATTATTATTTATCCTGAGGTTTGCCCTTCATAATGGCTGCGAGCTTATCACCTGCCTTGTCCATCTTTTCCTTCAGCGCTTTATCTTGTTCTTCCTCCGTCATGCCTTGGACTTTTTTCTTTGTCTCTGCGTCATCTTTTTTTGCTTCTTTCTCAGCTTCTTTTTTCGCATCTTCATATGAGTTTGCCATTTTTTACTTCCAAGTGTTTGAGGCGGGTCTAAAGGGTGATCTTGCTTCACGTCTCTTATGAGACTTTATTTGATCAAGCTGCTTAATTGTAACTTGTCCTGGCATGTAATCCGATTTTACTTCAGTTGCGGCTTGAGTAAAGTGTCTTCTTGACAGAATATCTGCTGCCATAACCGCCGTTCGTGCTCGGTCGAAGTGGTGAATAGTACCATCTTCTCCACGTACACGCTTTTTCCGGGTACCGTCATAGTTCAATAGTTGGTGGAGCATACCCCGACTTCTGATATGGAGGTCTTCTTGCCGCAACATTTGGACAAGTCGGGCTTCTGACTCTTGTAGTCGCTTGTTTGTTGCGTACCAGCCGGGGTGGTTTCGATCAGTCCAGAGCAAGTTTCGTGTTTCTTGGTCTTTTAGAATTGCGATACATGCTGTGGCGTTGGACTCTACAGCAAGCAACGCACCTAAATATCTTTTCTGGACAACCTTTAGGCGCTGTGCAAATCGGTCTGGGGACTCACGGTCTTCCCAGAATGCAATCTCTCGCCAATCAGTTGCATCCCAAACAGTCAAAGCAGACTTGTCACCTGTACTACCGAAGCCTGCGGGGTCAGCAGTTATTAAATATTGGTGTCCTGGCTTAGGTGGTTCGAACTCATGGCAGGCATATATACCTGCGTCCGGGTCTTTTTTCGCCTTCTCCAGTAGCGGTTTTAATATTTCTGCCGGCATTACTGGGTTCGTTGTTCCGAGCCAGCCGTCGTATGAGTCTGACGGATACTTACAAGAGAACAGTCTGGTGTCCCCTACGAACTCGGTATTTAACCCTCGCCGACGAAACGCGAGGTTGTGTGGTGACATTCCGTCATGGCGGGACATGTAATCTCGCTCAGCGGATGTCGGCTCAAAAGAGTCATCCATTTCTCTGCAGCTTTCATCTTCCCACCATTCAAGGAATAGCGGGGCAAACCGGCTGGACCCCTCAAGTGCTGAGCGCCACATTTGTTCATGGTGAGATCCTGCACGCCCTGGTGTGGACTCGAGAATGACTTTAGCGTTGGGGCGTTTGTTTACCGTTGGGAAAATGTTGATCGCAGCTTTACGTTGCCACTGCGCTTCACCGAACTCAGTAATGACCAGCCGGTCAATCGATCGACCGATAGCAGGAGACCTACCACCAGCCGTCAACACTTTGATGCCTCCGCCGTGAATGAATTGCATTTGTGTTGCACCAGCTTTCTTTCCTGGTGTCAGAGGCATGCGCACATCTTTTGGCAGTCTGTTGTAGGCGAAGAGTATGCGCTCGAAGATATCTTCCGCCGTGTCTTGGCGTTCCGCAATCAGCAGTCCTTTGACTCCGCTTAGGTACATGCAGTCCCTGAGAAGCAGCATGACGGAGACAGTAGTAATTTTTGCCTGACGAAACTTGTTCACCATAAGCCAGCGATTTTCGTCGTAAGCTTGCAGCAACTTCTTCTGCGTATGTGTGGGTTCCATGTATCCCGTTGTCTCGTCTTCTCGGACAATTTGGCACATAGATACAAAGGCGTCGGGCGTTGCAAACATTGCCCGCACTTTTCCGTCGTGTATTCCTGGTGCAGTTGCAAATTCTGCCCCGCCAGTCACTACATTTTTTCGTTTTGTTTTTTTCTTCGCTGTTGTTGCCATAACGGTAATATTATCATGTTATTCATTTTATGCCGAATAAGCCCCTTGCAGCATTTGTTCGTGTGATGTATACAAATAATGCACCCATTTAGATGTGTCAGGTAGCCAATTAGGTCTGATTTAAGCGTCGCGGGCAGGCGAGAACAAAGTTTTTTTAACCCTCTTAGTGAGAACAAAATGTCTATCAGTACAGAATTGCTGAACACTACGTTCGCGGACCTCCGTGGACCTCTTGTGAATTCGTTTGTTCGTAGTAATGAGCTGTTCGAAGCACTTAACTCTAAAGCACGTATGCCCATGGAAGGCGGAACAAAGATCGAACGTTCCTTCTCCGGTGGTGCTCCTGCTCGTGGTGTTGGTGTCTACGTCGGTGACGAGCTACTGAACATGACCCGTCGTCAACAAATCCGTAAGTATGAGGTTGAGCCACACCGTATGGTTATGGCAATCAACATTCCCAAGCGGGAACTCAACCAAAACAGCGGAAAGTTGGCTGTCATCCGGCTTATCGAAGAATATCCTCAAACCTCAATGGAAGCAGCTAAGGCAGACTTGAACAAGTATCTCCTTACTGGTGCCAGCCGTGGTTTGGCGTTTGCTTCTTCGGAGCTTTACGGACTTCTCACCTTGAACGGTGAGTTTGCTTCTGGTATCGGAACTGGTGTAACTCGTGGTCTTCTTGACTTTGAGTCGTTTACGACCCAAGCCGATGTTGTTCAAGGCGTAGCCAAGAGCAGCAGCTACTTCCACGCTAACCAATACAACGACATTTCGTCGTTCTCGGCTAACGGTATTACGCAACTGCGTAAGACTTATCGTCAATGTTCTCACTACGCTGGTGGTGTGGGTAAGGGTCCTGATCTTGTGATCATGGATGACGACA